GCATGGCCTGCAGCGACTTGTCGCCCTTGGCCAAGCGCGCCATGATTTTTCGCGCCCCACGTCTTGTGGTCGAAGTGCGCTGCTCGTGGCGACTTGGTCACGCCGCTGGCCTCCAGCTCGGCCAGCATGCGGGCAGCATCCTCGCGGGAGAGACTGCCCTTGCCCGGCGCTGGCAGCGCTGGCGCCGGTGCCGGAATCTCGGCCCATTCGCCGCGTGCCAACTGCGCGCTCAGCGTGGCCGCCCAGCGATCCTTGACCTGGCCGTACGACTGCATCATCAGGTCGCGGGAAAGCAGCATCGCCGACCAGTAGATCGCCGGGTGCGACCAGACGCCCCACTCGCCCTTGTGGCGCGCTTCGATGCCGACGATGGCCTCGTGGTACGCCGGTACCGGGTCGGCAAACGGCTTGCATGCCTGGATGAATTCGGCGCAGCTCGGCGGCTTCTGGTAGCGCAGACGGCAGGCCTTCAGGCCAACCGCGACGTCCTTGGGGCTGATGCCCTCGTCCTCGAAGGCCTCGACCCATGATTCAGCCCAGTTCCGCAGCGCGACTTCGCTGGCGAAATTGGATGCCCACCAGTGCGGGTATGCACCGTCCAGGCGGTTGTACAGGTGTTCGATCATCGACACCTTGAGGGTCGGATGCACCTCGAACCAGCGCGAGTGCGGCGCCGTGCTTGACTGGCCCAGAAAGCAGCTTTGGCTGCCGGCAGAAGCAAGTGCGCTCATGTCGGGCTCCCAGGTTGCGGCCGGCGCGATTGACGAATGCGGTCGGGTCAAATTTCGCCGGGCGTCCTGCTACCGCACCGTGCGGCGCGCGCTCGTTGCGGACCCAGTTGCGCCATGTGGCTGGCCAATCCGCCTTGCGGCCCTTGCCGCCTGGCTGCGCGATCCAGTAGTCACGGAAGCGCTGCTCGGTCTGCGCCGGCACCAGGTCGGGCCGCTCGGCTTTGCAAAATTCGATATCGTCAGCAGATGCAGCCCAGTCAGCAGGCAACCGCGTCGCGGTGGCATTCGCCTCTGCTCTTGACCTTGCTTTTGTAGTTATCTTCTCTTCTGCATCTGTATCTTTATCTGTATCTGGGCGTTTTTGTGCGTTCGGTTGCGTTTGGTTTTGTTCGCCTTCCGCTTTCAGGCGTTCTTTTTCGGCTTTTTGACGCTCGCGATACTCTTTTCCGCGTTCGGCCGAGCCGTCTTCACGCAATGGCTGACGTTTTTCCCATCCAGCAAGCCGCTCACCATTCAATACACGCCCCTGCATGGCGCTGAGAATTGCTGTCACGTTTTCCTCTTCAAGGTCGAGTGCGGTTGCCACGTCCTCACAAACGAACGACTGCGTTTGCCCGCGTTCGTCTGCGTTCGATGCGCACACCATCAGGTGCACATACACCGCCATCACGTCACCGATGCGCTGCCTCGAAACGCGCGCGATGGTGCGCCACTTCGGATCGTTTGGCATATCGGCCCATAACCGGCACCAGGGATTAGCCATCTCGCTTTCCCATCAGGTAGTTACTCAAATTCATCTCCAACCTTCCATCCAGCCGTGAATGGGGTCGGGGCGTGACCGGCGGGCTGGAATCGCCTGGTCGCAGCTGCGCAGCCGCTGCCCCGTTTGAAACTTGCTCCGGCCAAAAGGCCGGGAATTGGGCGGGCGGCTCCCCACGTGTTAAATTGCCAATTCCACTCAACAATTTGCGATAGGAACTACCCATGGACTACTCAGAAATGCTATTCGCCTTTCATGTACGAGAACTGGCAGCACAGCGGCTCGTTATAGCCGCTAGAGAAGCAGGAATTGATCACAACGAATTCATAAAAAATCCCGGAATTGAGCAATACGTTCAAGGTGTAGTTACTGAACTCCGCGCTATTTCCGAAATGATCAGAGAGACGCCGTAACGAGCCGTTCTTGATTTTTGGCTTTGGCAAACTGAGAGAGCATTTCATTTGTCCGTTTGATCTCTTCCAGTATCAGTCCCAGCGTATAGATCAGCTGGGCCTGGCTATCCCGGTCAGCGCTTACGCAAATTTTCTCTTTCAGGTGCTCGACCTTAGCTATCGCTGCGTCGATCGATCTGGTATCGACCTCGATCGACAAGCTTGCGACCGAGGTCGAGACGGCGCTTGCTGGTGCCAACTCATCGCGCACGTCCGACGGATAAGGGAAGCGCTTCAGCTTTCCCATGAGGCGGCGGCAAGCTTCTTTCACTTGATCGTCGCTGTATGGTTCGAGCTGGTCGGACCAGGTCTTTACCAGCGCCAGGTAATCCTCGCGGCCATCAATACGGCCAGGCATTGGAAAGACCCTGGCGAAATGCTGCAAAATTTCATCCATCAACGGAGTAGTAATTGCCATGACACATCCCTTAAAAAACATTTCAATGGTTGAACTTCAAATTGCCCTCTCGGATACGCTGCAGAAACTGACCAACAGGGCATGTGTAGTGACCGTCAACGACATCGACTACCAAGAATCTGGCGACCTGCCCGGGACAAAAAGCGCGCAGATTTCGCTGCACCTTAGGTTTCCGCCTGATCTGCGCGACAGCGATATCCCGTTCTGACTAGACCTTCTCCCTCGCCCCGCGCCCGGGATGCAACACGCGCTGCAGCACGTTCTTGGTGCAGGAAAAGGCGCGGCGCGCGCCGGTCAGGATGCGCACGATGCGCGCCTTCTTCTCAGCTGCCCGCGCGGCCTTGCGCAGCGCGATTTCGTAATTGGCTTGCGTGGGTGCTGCCACAACGGCCGCAAGCGACGCCATAGCGTCAGCGTCGGCGCTGGCCAGGTCGCAGATATCGCCCAGGCCCAGGCCGCCCTCGTCTTGCGACTCGATGGCTCGCACGCACAGGCCGAAGCGGCGCAGCATGTCGTTCAGGCAGTGCACGCGCGCGTCGTCGGGCATGCCGGCGAGGATGGAAAAAACGAAGTTCGCCGGCAGGAAATTAGTGTCCTTGGTTTCGTCGTCGAGCCAACGCAGCACGCGGTCGCTGTTGTTTTTCATGCGCTGGAACTCGTCCGTATGCGCATCGAAGCGAATACCGGTGACGGCCGGGCCGCCGATGTGCGCATGCGCCGCGACGATCATGTCGATGGCGCTTGCGCTTGACAGGCCAGCGGCGCGGCGCCAGTCAGCCACGTGCTCGCGCAGGATGCCGATCAGGGTTTTGTGCGACTCGTTACGCATGCTTTTTCCCATGAGGTAATTTATGCTGGGTGAATGAAAAAATTGCGAAACTAAAAATCGAATTTCCCCATCCTGTCGGACTTCTGAGCGATGTGGTGAAATCAAGATGCGCGCGTCCCAAACACATCCGGCCGCAAATCTTCCCTGCGGATCTTCCCCTCAGTCAGAACCTCAATATCCCTGCAGTGCTTGATTGGTATCCGCCGCCCAGGGAGCTTCCACTGGCTAACAGCCCCTTTCGTTATGCCAAGGTGATCGGCCAGTGCCTGCATTGATCCGGTGATCGATATCGCCAATTCGAGCGCTTCTTCGGAAGTCATTTTTTTAGCCAGTAGATGAGATTGCCAAAGTATAGTAATTCTATACGTCAAGGTCAAGTGAAACTATACCAATTGTGTTTAGATAACCTATACGATATTGAAATGGAACTTAAAGACGTAATTGCCAATTGGATAAGGTCTGCGCGGTCATCTGCCGGCATGTCTGGCGCTGACTTAGGCGCACAACTTTCACTAGCCCTGGGAGGCGTACGAGGACACAGCAAAGCAAATATCTCGCACTGGGAAACTGGCAAGCACAGCCCGAACCTTCAGCAGCTGCTTGCAATATCAAAAATAACGGGAATGGATCTTCCAGAAGAAATCCGTGGCCAACTGATCACAAAAAGCATGCCGTCACCGTTGGCAAGTGAAAATGCCTTTGATAGCAATGTAGTGCCTGCCAAGCTCGGGGCACGTGCCATTCCCGTAATTTCAGCCATTCAGGCTGGTGCAATGAGGGAAATTACAGTGCCCTACTCTGTAGGGGATGGTTATGCCACTATATTTGTAGATGGTGACTACTCACAGTGGGCGTTCGGATTAGAAATCGAGGGGAATTCGATGCTCCCGGACTTTCAGCCAGGCGATATAGTTATTATCGAGCCTGACTGGGAGCCTCGGCCGGGGGAATGCGTGGCGGCCAAAAATGGCAAAGAAGAAGCTACGTTTAAGAAATACCGTCAGCGTGGAAGCAATGCCGAAGGAAACGACATCTTTGAACTCGTTCCCCTTAACGATGATTACCCGACTATGCGTAGTGACGAGGTCCCGCTGACCATTATTGGGGTAATGGCTGAGCATCGGCGCAAGACGCGAAGAAGGTAGTTCAGTATGGAATGCGATGGACTGCCATCAAAACTTAAATTTCAATCACGCCCGTCGCCGCACGATGAGCTCAACTAAGCGCAACAGGACAAGAAACGATGTCAACAGACGATACGGACGCCCGAGGCATTACACTTGACTCCATTGATCGCCAGTCAATACGTGAACTAGTCAGGCAAGACGCTGAGCGCATGGTAGAGGTTGCTCGCGCCGGCGGCAATGTTTACCAAACATCACTTGATCGTCAAGATGAGATAAGCAACTTCGCGGCCAAGTTAAACGATGCTGATCAGCAAAAATTCTATACCATCTATGCCGAGGAACTACGAGCATCAACAAACACGCAGACCGATCAACTAACTGCAATTCATGCAAAGAGCCATGATGACCTTGTGAAGAATATTAACAGCTCAAGCCAAGTAAGCACTTGGATCTCACTCATTGTCCTTTTCATAATTCTAAGCTCGGTGATTACTATGTACAGAAGTTAGCCCCGTCATGGGGAGGCATAGCAAGTCTCTTCTTGAGCCACTAATACCATGCCCGCATTTCGCGGGCTATTTTTTGTCCGCAACATCAAAATTGGCAGAATCTAAAAAATAGTATAGTTTTTCTTTACATCAAAAGTATAGACAGTCTATACTTGCATCCATCGACGCACCACCTCAACCGATGGAGAGAAAATGTCACACGCCGCCAGTAGCACACCAGAACCCAGCGCCACCGTCAAAATTCCCTACCTCACCTGCGCTGAATGCAACGCAGTCATCCACGCCAACGCCAATGATCGACCAGGCGTCGCGACAGCTTCGGCAATCGACCTGATCGCCGACAACCTGCTCGACTCCGAACTGTGGCCCGAATACAGCGAGCTCATCGCCGAGATCCGCGCCATGTTCATGCACAACTGGGGCATGGATCTGGCCCAAGCCGACGCGCGCATGTCCCGCTTCAACTTCAAGTCCGCCCTCGCCGCATTGGAAGGCGGTGCAGCATGAAATTCAAGATCAACATTTACCTGCTGATCGCTGTGGCTATCATCGGCGCCATCACCGGCAGCCTAGCCATGAGCCTGGGCGAAATCGAACCAGCGGCCAGCGCCGCCATCATCCTTGTGTCCGTGCTGGTCCTGGGCTGGGGCGCCGGCAGCGTGTCGTCGCAGGCCGAGATCGATCGCCTGACCAGCATCGAGACCGGCCGCCGCATCCAGGCCAGCTGCCTGATCACCACCCGCAACCGGCTGGAGCGCGAGCTCGAGCAGCTGCTGGACGCGAAAGGCGGTGTGCTGTGAGCGCCGCGCCTCTTGTACTGCCGGCGGAGCACGCGAACATCATTCTCGATGCCTTGATCGATTCCCGCTGCTTCAGCCGTGAAGCCAGTGCAGTGCCTGGTGCAGATATGGGCTACTGGGCGGCGCAAATACAGCGCATCGATGCGGCGTATGTTGCGATGACCGTTGCCAGTCTCGCGCTGAAGAATAGCTCCCATCCCACCGTCGTCGCCACTGCCGCTCCCGTCAATATCGGCGACGCCTTCGCGGGCGGCATCTACGCCGGCATCAGCCGCGGCGTGGGCGGCGCGCCGGATCAGCACCTGGTTCTGCTGCCGGGCGAGGCTGTCGATGTCGACTGGGAAGCCGCTGGCGCCTTTGCGGCTTCCGCCGGTGGCGTACTGCCTACCCGTGCTGAGCAGGCGCTGTTATACGAAAACCTGAAGCACGAGTTCCAGCCGCGCTGGTATTGGTCCAGTGAGCAGGCCGGCCCCTCTCACGCGTGGGATCAGAATTTCACTATTGGCCACCTAGGCCTCAACGACCGCTCGTACGAGGGCCGCGCCCGCGCCGTCCGCAGATTGCCAATTTAACGATTTATCAATTTATTTTTGTTCGCCCGCAACCACTATCGGAGCCATCCATGAGCACCAGCACAGTAGTATCAACTGAAATCAGCACCGCCGCCTTGCCGGAGGCGAAAACCATCCCCGCAGCGATCGGTGAGGCTTTCGCCGGCGGCATCTACGCCGGCATCAGCCGCGGCGTCGACGGCGGGCCGGACCAGCACCTGGTGCTGCTGCCAGGCGAGGCCGAAGACGTCAACTGGGAGGCCGCCGGCGCCTTTGCGGCCGACGCCGGCGGCGAGTTGCCCACGCGCGCCGAGCAGGCACTGCTGTTCGCCAACCTGAAAGACCAGTTCCAGCGCGATTGGTACTGGTCCAGTGAGCAGGCCGGCCCCTCTTACGCGTGGGGTCAGTATTTCGGTTATGGCTTCCAGAACACTCTCCTCACCCGCTCGTACGAGGGCCGCGCCCGCGCCGTCCGCAGATTGCCAATTTAACGATTTATCAATTTTCTTTCACTTCGAAAGCCCAGCATGAGCAAACAACAATTCATGGCCGAGAACCTGCAGGAAGGCGAAATCTACGCCGGCCTGGTCCTCGGCAAGGACGGCTCCGCCGACTACCACCTGTTCCTGCAGCCTGGCATGGCCACCGGCGTGACGTGGCAAGCGGCCATGGACTGGGCCAAGAAACTCGGCCACAGCCTGCCTACCCGCGCCGAGCAGGCGCTGCTGTTCGCCAACCTGAAGCACGAGTTCGAGCCGCGCTACTACTGGTCCAGTGAGCAGGCCGGCCCCTCTCACGCGTGGGCTTCTGTATTTCAATGGTGGCGTCCAGAGCACCGGCGGCCGCTCGTACGATTGCCGCGCCCGCGCCGTCCGCAGATTAGAAATTTAACCCTTTAACCATTTCAACATGGCCAACCATACCGACCTGCCGATTTCCAAAGTTGCCTACGACCTGCTGGTCGTAGCGACCGAGCTGACCAAGAACATGCCCCGCGACTTCAAGGCATCGATTGGCAAGGAAATCCGCGACGAGTGCGTGCGCTTGACGGTGCTGATCTTCCGCGCAAACGTCGCTGGCGACAAAACACCGTATCTCGACAATTTGCTCGAGCGCGCACAGGTGATCGAGTTGCTACTCCGGCTTTCCAGGGACTTGCGCTTTATCTCGGTCAAGCAGTATGCGGCGGCCATCGCACTGACCAGCATGATCGGCAAGCAGGCCGGCGGCTGGAGGAAATTTTCCGCATCGTCGCCTGCTGCATCCCGGTCACGGCCGGGTTGACTGTGCGAATTTTTTAATCTGGTCGTGCCGCTGGCTCACAAGGCCACCGCTATGCGCACCACAGTAACCACCTGGCGGCGTCCAGGCAGGCCTGGCGCAGTTTTCCCACTGATCGGCATGGCCTTCGGTAGGGCGACGTAGATAGCACGAATTGACGCAGGCCGGCCCCTCTAACGCGTGGAATCAGAATTTCAATAATGGCAACCAGAACAACAACAACCGCTCGTACGAGGGCCGCGCCCGCGCCGTCCGCAGATCATCCCGATGCGGACTTCACGCTCGAGCAGCTGGCCGTCGCGTATTTCGACTGCCGCCGCAGCAAACGCAATACCCCCAGCGCCCTGGTGTTTGAGCAGCACCTGGAGCGCAACCTGATCGAGCTTTACGACGAGCTGCAGGACGGCTCGTACAAACCTGGCCAGTCGATCTGCTTTGTCGTCACCCGCCCGAAAGCGCGCGAAGTGTGGGCGGCCGACTTCCGCGACCGTGTCGTGCACCACCTTCTGTATAACAAGATTTCGCCGCGTTTTTACGCTTCCTTCATCAAGGACACCTGCGCCTGCATCCCTGGGCGCGGCACGATGTACGCTGCCAAGCGCCTCGAAGCGAAGATCCGCAGCGTGACGCAGAACTGGGCCCGGCCCGCGTTTTACCTGAAATGCGACCTGGCCAACTTCTTCGTCGCCATCGACAAGGACGTGCTGCGCGGACAGATCGCCGCGCGCGTCAGCGAGCCGTGGTGGCTGCGCCTGGCCGAAACGATCCTGTTCCACGACCCACGCGAGAACTACCAGCTGCGCGGCGCGCCCGAGCTCCTGGCGCGCGTGCCGGCGCATAAACGCCTGGTCAATCAGCCGGCGCACCTGGGCCTGCCGATCGGCAATCTGTCGTCGCAGTTCTTCGCAAATATTTATTTGGATGCGCTGGACCAGCACGCCAAGCACCGCATTGGCGCCAAGTATTACATCCGCTACGTCGATGATTTCCTGCTGCTGCACGAATCGCCGCAGTGGCTGGGCGAGGCACTGGCCAACATCAACGAGTTCCTGCCGCGCGTGCTGCACGCCAACCTCAATCCCACCAAGACGATCCTGCAGCCGATCGCGCGCGGCGTCGACTTCGTCGGCCAGGTCATCAAGCCCTGGCACAGCCGCACGCGGCGCCGCACCGTGCATGAAGCGACCAGCCGTATTGACGGCATTCCGGCCGCTGACGTCTTTGCGGTGGCCAACAGTTACTTCGGCCTGCTGCGCCAGGCGGATAGCAGCCACGCCGATCGGGCGGCGCTGGCGCGCGCGGTGCTGCGGCGCGGGCATTGCGTCAACGGGGTACTCACAAAAACCTACCGGAAATCGGTATTAAACGGACAGAAAAAATGAAAAAGATGACAGCAATCGACCTGTTCGCTGGTCTGGGTGGTTTCAGTGCCGGCGCCGAAATGGCCGGCATCGACGTGGTGTGGGCGGCCAACCACTGGCCTGCTGCCGTCAAGATCCACGCGGCCAATCATCCTGGTGCGCAGCACGCGTGCCAGGACTTGCAGCAAACCAACTGGCGCGACGTGCCGTCACACGACATCATGCTGGCATCGCCTTGCTGCCAGGGCCACAGCAAGGCGCGCGGGAAGGCCAATGGAAACCCGCAGCACGATGCCAGCCGGTCGACCGCGTGGGCTGTTGTCTCTGCGGCCGAGTATCACCGTCCTGAATTTCTGCTGGTCGAGAATGTTTTCGAGCTGACCTCATGGGTACTGTATCCGGCTTGGTGCGCAGCGCTGGATGCGCTCGGCTATGCGCTGACGCCGATGGTTGTCGACGCAGCCGATCACGACACGCCGCAGCACCGCGTGCGCCTGTTCATCGCGGCCGTGCGCGCCAAGCATCCGCTGGAGATCAATATGCGCCGGCGCGAGCATGTGCCGGCCAGTTCGTTCGTGGACTTCGAAGCTGGCAACTGGCAGCCGATCGAGAAGCCAGGCAGAGCGACCAACACGCTGGCGCGCGTCGCGGCCGGCCGCGCTCAGCATGGCGACCGTTTCATATCGAGCTACTACGGCGCGGAGCGCGGTGGTCGCTCCATCTCGCGCCCGATCGGCACGATTACCACACGCGACCGCCACGCAATTATCGATGGCGATCGGATGCGTATGCTATCCATCCCCGAAGCCAGGGCCGCTATGTCGTTCCCGCCCGGTTATATCCTGCCATCCGTCCCGAAACTGGCCATGCACATGCTTGGCAATGCTGTCGCCCCGAAGGTGGCGCGCGATGTGTTGACCGCGATGCTGGAGGCGGCATGACGACCGTGATCAATCCTGCGCTGCGCTACCACGGCGCCAAGTTTCGGCTGGCGCCCTGGATCATGTCGTTCTTTCCTGAGCACACACGCTACGTCGAGCCATTCGGCGGCGCGGCTGGCGTGCTGCTGCAGAAGCCCCGTGTGTACGCCGAGGTGTACAACGACCTCGATTCGGCAGTGGTGAATTTTTTTGCCGTGCTGCGCGATCCAGTGCTGCGCCAGCAGCTGATCGACGCGCTGGTGTGCACGCCATATGCACGTACCGAGTTCGAGCAAGCGTGGATACCGACAGCCGACCAGGTCGAACTGGCGCGCCGCCTTTGCATCAGGGCGCAGATGGGCTTCGGCAGCGCCGGCGCCACCAAGGGCGCCACCGGGTTCCGCATCGACACCAAGCGCGAGTACGGTACCGCGCAGCATCTGTGGGCCACCTATCCAGCGTCGATCGCAGCAGTTGGCCAGCGAATGTCCGGTGTGCTTATTGAAAACAGTCCAGCGCTGAGTGATGCAGCAGCATGACAGCCCAGGCACGCTGCATTTCGTCGACCCGCCATACATGCACGAAACCAGGGTGATGATCGGCAGCCGGCGTACTTACAACCACGAGTTGACGGATCTTGACCATGGCGCGCTGCTCGACGGACTACTCGAACTGAAAGGCTTCGTGGTTCTGAGCGGCTACGATTCACCCCTATATCGCGATCGGCTCGATGGCTGGATCTGCCACACGACGAGGGCGCGTATCAGCGCAGGGCGTGGAACGGCCATCCGCGAGGAAATGGTCTGGTTGAACCCGCGCTGCGCTGCGGCGCTCAATGAGGAAGATGTGCAAGGGAGGATGTTTGCATGACGAAATGCATCTCAAGCGATAAATGGCGCGGCGACCGCGGCGAACCTGTCAATCCCTCTGCCGTTCGCTTCAAAGCGCATGAAGCGACCGCGCCCAACTGCGAGGGCTGCTTGTTCGAGCGCTCCGTGGGCGTGTGCTCGACCGCCGCGGCGCTGGCCGTGGCCAACGGCCAGCCTGACTGCGACGACCGCTCGCCGGCCGGCATGACCTACATCTACGTACTGGATAAAAGCGACCCGCGCCAGCTCGACCTGATAAAAATACTGAAATCGCCAGCACCACACCCACAAGAACAAGGAGCGGAATAATGGATCAACTACTATACAAAGTAACAACTGTGATGGCGAAGCTGGAAATCTGCCGAGCTACTGTCTACCGCATGGTTCATCGCGGCGACCTCGATCTGGTTAAGGTTGGTGTTGGCGCCACCAGGATCACCGCAGCCAGCGTGGAGCGCGTGGTGGCGGCGGTGAGGCCGGCTAAATAACGCGTGTATCATGCGGCTGAAACAGGGTTCATTGTGGCGCACCTCAAATTTGTAGCTAGATTTGTAGTCAGCCACAATATTTAATATTTATCACCCTTGAAACCCGCATTAATACTAAATATAAGGTAAAAATGAAATTAGCCACCTGGAACGTCAACTCGCTCAAAGTGCGCCTGCCGCAAGTGCTGCAGTGGCTGACAGACAACCCGGTCGACATACTCTGCCTGCAAGAGACCAAGCTCACGGATGACAAGTTCCCCGTCGCCGAGATCGAGGCGGCCGGCTACCAGGTGGTCTTCAGCGGCCAGAAGACCTACAACGGCGTGGCCATCCTGTCGAAGCTGCCGATCACCGACGTGGTAAAGAACAACCCGCGCTATGAAGATGCGCAGCAGCGCATCCTGGCCGCCACCGTCAAAGGCGTGCGCATCGTCTGCGCCTACGTGCCGAACGGCCAGAGCGTCGACTCGGACAAGTACGAATACAAACTGGGCTGGCTGGCCGCCCTGCACGACTGGCTGGCCGAGGAAGCGCGGCAGCATCCGCAACTGGCCGTCGTCGGCGACTACAATATCGCGCCCGACGACCGCGACGTGCACGACCCGGTCGCCTGGGCCGGCCAGGTGCTGGTCTCGGACAAGGAACGCGCCGCCCTGCAGCGCCTGTTCGACATCGGCCTGACGGACGCCTTCCGCCTGTTCGAGCAGGCGGAAAAATCGTTCAGCTGGTGGGATTACCGCCAGTTGGGCTTCCGCCTGAACAAGGGCCTGCGCATCGACCACATCCTGCTCTCGCCCGCCCTGGCGGCCCGCTGCAGCGCCTGCATCATCGACCGCGCGCCCCGCAAGTGGGAGCAGCCGTCCGACCATGCCCCCGTCGTGGCCACCATCGATTAAGCGCCGCCTCTCTCCAGCAGGGCCTGCGCATTGATCGCCGGCACGGGCGCGGAAAACAGATAGCCCTGCGCATAGCGGCAGCCGTTCGCCTGCAGCAGGGCGAACTGTTCTTCCGTTTCCACGCCCTCGGCCACGGCCGACAATTGCAGGCTGTCGGCCAGCGCGATGATGGCCGACACGATGGCGCGGTCTTCCGCGCTGTGCTCGAGGTCCTTGATGAAGGCGCGGTCGATCTTGACCTTCTTCACGGGGAAGCGCTTCAGGTAGGCCAGGCTCGAATAGCCGGTGCCGAAATCGTCGATCGACAGGCGCAAGCCCATGCCATTGATCTGCCGCAGAATCTCCAGCGTATGCTCGCCGTGCTGCATCAGCGCCGTCTCGGTGATCTCGAATTCGAGCAGTGCCGGATCGATGCCCGTCTCGCGCAGCACGGCGCCGATGGCAGCCACCAGGCCCTTGTGCATGAACTGGCGCGGCGACAGGTTCACCGCCAGCGGCACCGGCCGCAGGCCCTGGCGCTGCCAGGCCATGCTTTGCTCGCAGGCCTGGCGCATCACCCATTCGCCGACGGGCACGATCAAGCCGTTTTCCTCCATGATGGGGATGAAACGGTCCGGCAGCACCAGGCCGTAGCCGGGACGGCGCCAGCGCAGCAGCACTTCCATGCCATGCAGGCGCCGCGTGGCAATGTCGATGACGGGCTGGTACGCCAGCTCGAACTGGTCCTGCGCCAGCGCCGTGCGCAAGCTGCTTTCCAGGTCGAAGTGCAGCGCCGCCGCATGGTTCATCGTCTGCGTGAAGAACTGGTAGTTGTTGCGGCCATTGCCCTTGGCGTGATACATGGCCGCGTCGGCATGGCGCATCAGCGAGTCGACATCGCCGCCATCGTCCGGATACACGCAGATGCCGATCGACGGCGTCACGTGCAGCACGTGGCCATCGAGCGGAAAGGCGGGCGTCAGGGCCTCGATGATCTTCTCGGCCACGCGCGCCGCCTCGTCGGCGCCGCGGATGCCCGGCACCAGCACGACGAATTCATCGCCGCCCAGGCGCGCCACCGTGTCGCTGGCGCGCACGGCGCGGCACAGGCGCCCGGCTACTTCCTTGAGCAGCAGGTCGCCCGTCATGTGGCCCAGCGAGTCGTTGATGGTCTTGAAGCGGTCCAGGTCGATGAACATCACGGCCAGCTTGCGCCCGGAGCGCTGCGAGGCCAGCATGGCCCGTTCCAGGCGGTCCGACAGCAGCGCGCGGTTCGGCAAGCCCGTCAGGTTGTCGTGATAGGCCATGTGGTGTACGCGCGCCTCGGCCTGGCGCCGCTCGACGATTTCGCCCTGCAGCAGCAGGTTGGCGCCGGCCAGTTCGGCCGTGCGTTCCTGCACCCGCAATTCCAGCTCGTCGCGCGCGCGCGCACCGCCTCGGCCGCCTCGCGCGCGCCGTCACGTCGTCGACCAGCCACACGGAGCGGCCGATCACCGACTGCCCATAGAGCAGGCTGAGACTGCCAAGGCACACAGGGGATAGG